CGCTTCTGGCGCTGCCCGACCCAAGAACTACTTTGAGGTGATTGAATGAGCAAAATCGAAGAAGAGGTCGTCCGCAAGATTCGACAGCGCGCTGACCTCGGCTGGCACAAGTACGGTAAGACGATGGAGCGCAAGGACCTCACCCACATCGAGTGGCTGCGCCACGCTCAGGAGGAGGCCATGGACCTCGCAGTCTACCTTGAGAGGCTCATCCGCGACCTTGAGAAGGAGGAAGACGCTTGAGCAAGTGGGCTTTCTGGAAGCGGGTGATGGACACCGAGCCTACGGCTCCGCTGTCCCGATTCGACGCCTGCCCGACTTGCGGTCGTTATGATGAAAAAGGGTCGCGCCAGACCACGCTTTCCGAGTTCGCCGACATCGTCGGCGGACGTCAATCAAAACTGGAGGAATACGAATGAGCGACAGGGACTGGGCAGCATACTCGAAATCGACGTACAAGTGGGAGCCGGGTCACCAGAAGCACCTACGCATGACCAAGTCGAGCCTGACGAGCGACTTCGACTTCTGCCCCAAGCAGTACGAGTATAAGCGCGTGCATGGCCTGCCGACTCCTGAGACCGACGCGATGCGGAAGGGGACCAACGTGCACAACGCGGTCGAGTACTACTACGACAACGTGTACCCTTACCTCGATGACCTGCTCACCCTCATGCAGCGGGACAAACGCGACGAGGCGCTGGCACTGGCGCTGAGCATCCTGCCCGAAGAAACCTACGAGTTGGGCGAGGAGAAGTCCATTGAGACACGGTTGAAGTGGGACTTGGAGCGACTGCTCGCAGGTGGGAAGGACGACTACCTGCCCATCATCAATGAGACCGAGATTCACGCCTTCACCGAGGAAGAGTTTGAGTTCAACGGCGAGGTGCTGACCATCCCCATCCATTGGGCTGGGAGCATTGACCGTGGGTTCGCCACTGAAAACGGCGTGGCCCTGATGGAACTGAAGACAGGTAAGTGGTTGCAGACGGCCAAGATGGACAAAACTGGAACCGTGACGTGGGAAGACCAGTCATTCAAGGTGCAATCCATGCGAACTGAAATGGCGTTCTACAAGCACTTGCTCCAGATGGCTGACCACGAGTACCAGAACGTCACGCACTGGGGTTGGGTCTACCCTTCCGGTGAGGTGGAAGGGCTCGATGCCTACAACAAGTTCGGGTACGAGCAGCGCAGCATCAATCGCATTTTCTATGAGGAGGCTACCGGACGAAGGTGGAGCGACTACCAGAAGAAGGTGAATCGCCTCAAGGACGCCCTCATCACGGCGTACCTGACTGGAGACTTCCCCCCTAAGCCGAGCCAAGGTAAATGTGCTTGGTGCGACTTTAAGTCGATTTGTCCTTCGTGGGAGGGCAGCGACGACCCAAAGGAATACATCGCCAAGATGCAGGAGGAAGAGTGAATGCACATCCCGACGAAGCACGACATCCGAACACTCACCATGGTCATCGAGCGGCTGCTTCCTGCAGCCGTCGGTCGCCCGGTCGAGGTGAACTTCTCACATCTGGGTGAGGTGGAATACACCGTGGCGATTCAGACGTCCCTCTGGGAGTTCGACCCTGAAACCGAGAGCGGTCCTCTTGGTCCGATGCACCTGACGCTCAACGTCAACCTCCTCACGGACAACGAGGAACTGGTCGACGTCCTCGGACGCATTATGAAGGCGGGCGAGTGAGGTGCGACTGGTCTTCGATTTCCCACGTGAAGTAATGGAACTTGGGAATGAGAAGGGCAGGGGCTTCCGAAAACTGGTTCGTACAGATGAGGAGTTGGAGCGCTACTGGTCGGGCAAGGACGGAGTGTCCAACGCCTACATGACCGTCTACGGCTACCGAGCCCTGCAGCAGCCACACAACAGGCGCGTCGACCTGACCACGCCCATCGTCCGTCACTTCGTGATGGACTTTGACCCCAAGGACTTCAGGCAGCGCGACAGGCCAGACGTCAACCCTGAGAAGGCCCTGCGTCAGACCCTCACCCTGCACAAGCACTTGCTCAAGGAGGACATCGCACATGCCGTCTGGTACAGCGGTGGCGGCTTCCACGTCTGGGTCATGTTGGACAAGCCCTACATGCCCGCCGACGGCAACCACCTGTCCGACGTCAAGGAGGCAGGCATGTCCCTCATCAGCGAGTGGATTCACGAGATGAACCTGTTCTGCTCGGACCCCGCAGTGCCGTTCGACACGAGCGGCATGATTCGCCTCCCGAACTCGTACAACTCCAAGCGCGGCCTCTGGTCCATACCGCTGAAAACCTCCGACTTGGAGGCAGGGCTTGACCATATCATGGTCGAGGCACTGGAGTCCAAATCGGGCATGTTCGCTTACGGGACCAAGGGGGTGTCTCTGGACGTCGTGCGCACCAAGCAGCGCTCCCGCGTCTTCGACCCCAACTCAAAGCCCATCGACCTGCCAACAGCGTCCATGGACGGGGTCATCATCCTCCCTTGCCTAAACTCGGCGGCCTGTCGGGTGGGCAGCAACCCAAGCCACGACGCCCGTGTTCAATTGGTCAAATACCTTTCTAAGCGGCTGCGTAATTTCGTGCCGGTCGAGCGAATCGACCGCTCAAAATTAGCAGAGCACGGCGAAACCATCGTGCAATTCATCAGCGGGCTCGACTGGGCAGATTTTGATGAGGCCACGACCCGCTACCAAGTCGGCACCATCGTGGGCACGGAATACCCTCAAACGTGCTCGATGCTTCACAAGAAGGGTATGTGCCTCGGAAAGTGCAGGTATTGGGATAAGACTGGTGCGATTGACGAAGAGGTGGTCGCTGATGAATGAACGATACGCCTACCTGTCTTGGTGCGGCAAGCGCAAAGGCTCGGGAGGGAGGTCGGGCATCACAAATTCGACCAAACCCGTTCACATGATTCTCAAGCGTATGGATGGCACTGTGAAAGAGAACGATGCTTCCATCTGCGGCATGGTCATTTTCGGTGGACGTGATTGGGAACTTGTGGATAAGAAGCCGGATGAACGGCTCTGCGCCCGCTGCAAGAAGTTCTCTGAGCGATATGAGCACATCAAAAGAAGGAGGGGTCTGGTCGGATGAAGCGAGGTCCTCTGGTCATCGACTCTAACGAGCGTGGCCCTCTCCACGATGCCGTGGTGCGTGCCGCAGCACGAGAGGGCTTCGATGTCGTCAAAGAGCACCTTCAGGGCATGGGCGACTACAAGGCAGGTAATGCGCACATCGAGTGCAAGAGCCTGTCTGACCTCATCCAATCGACCTTCAGCGGCCACCTCATGCGCCAAATCGAGAACCTCGACGCCAACTGCGAGCGCGTCATCCTCGTCGTGCACGGCGACATCGCTAAGCACGTGGCCCTGTCCAAGAAACAGGGTCGCCCCGTGACCTACGCCAAGACGCAGGACATGATTCTGGGCATTTTTGCCCGAATCACAGCGGACTTTGACTGCCACATCTACCGTGCCAAGGACTACTCCGAGGCAGCCATGTTCATCGCTAAACTGCACAGCAAAATGCAGAAGCCAGCCAGCACCCACGGTGCAAGGGCTGTGACCCGCACCAGCACCAATGACGTGCGCGCAGACATGCTGCTCGCCGTCCCCGGCTTTGGGCCGGAACTGGTTCAGAAAACACTGGAGCGGTGCGGCTCCATTGAAGAAATGCTCTATCCCGAGAGCCTTAAACAGGTGAGAGGCCTCGGTCCGAAGTTGCGCCAGCGACTCCTTGAGGTATTGACCTCTGAGGAGCCTGTTCGCGTGACCAAGACCTACGGGAGAGGAGGGAACAGCCGTGATGGAACATCGAGCAGCGAACTATGAATGTACCAAGCAATACCCTGCACTGAGGGGCTACCTTGAACACTTCAACATGTTCAGCAGGAACAACGAGATTCCGGGCCTGCTGTCGTTCTTCTTCATTCTTGGTCAGGCGGCCATCCCGTATGTCCGCATCCCTGTGGGTGGGAGCAACCTTGACCCCCGCGTCAGCATGTTCTGGATTCAGGACACTCGGACGGGCAAGTCAGCGGCCTACGAGGTCATCGAGCGAGTGTTGCTGGAAGCAGGTCTGAACAGCATGGACTACAACTCCGGCAACGACGCTGCCCTCGTGGGCACACTGGTCCCTGACCCCGATTCGGAGGACCCGCGCAACCCCGACATGATGGTGCGCCCCGGCATTCTGGCCGGGCGCAAGGGGCTCAACTTCGACGAAGGAAGCGTCGTCCTAAAGACAGGGCAGCACAACGAAAACACCACCCTCTTCCTCCAGTCCGCTCTAAACTCAGCGGGTACTGGGCGCAACTACCTCACGAAGCACATGGCTCGTGAGACGTTCAGCGTCAAGTCCGAGGTGTCCCTCTGGATTACCACTTTCCCGCCGAAGGGCATCAAGGAACACGTGCTCGATAAGGGTATTTTTCAGCGTGTTCTGACGTATTGGCGGCAGTGGACGCTGGAGATGAAGCGTCAAATCAACTACGAGTTGGCCGACGCTGTGCACGACGACTCAGAGCCTGCGATGTCCTTCGACGAAGTCGTGCAGTTCTTTGCCGACCTGCAAAAGCAACTCAAGCGACGCGTCCTTGACCTTGCCGACATCCCACCGATGGAATGGGATGAAATGTCGGAAGACGACCAAGAGCAGGTCGTCATGGGGCTGATGAAGCGAATGTTCACCATTGACGGCTCGTACAAGCCGGCCCTTTACATGGCGATTGACGAGTACTACAGCATCGTTGAGCCGCTCGGCCCGGACAAGCAGGGCATCTGCTCTTCCTTCGTCATGGGGCTCCAGAACTACACCAACATCCTCGCTCACCACATGGCCATGATTGAGGGTGTCTGGGTTGTACGTGGCGACCACGTCGACATGGCACGCGAAATCCTCTACGACCTCTACGGGAACCTCATTCAGTGGCTTGAATCCGAAGTCAACATCGGTGCGGGCGCCAGTGAGAAGAAGAAGGTTCAGGACTTCTGGCGAAAGTCGTTTGAACAGTGCGAACTCTTCGACTTCGACGACACCCGTGGTCAGGGCTGGGCCAAGAAGAGCGAAGTCATGGAGGCCTTCGGAAAGATGGCCAACTACAGTAGCCACGGGTCCATCAACACGAAGTACAACGACTACGGAGCAGAAATGTTCGTCGACACTCGTGACGGTGTGCGTGTCTACATCAGACTGCGACCTGAGTTCAGGAAGGGTGGTGCTTGATGTGGAAGTTAAGTGCACCGAATGCGTTATGTGCTCAACCCCCGTGGGGGCATTTATCGGAGGCTGGACCTTTGGAAAACATCATGGTCAGGAAGTCGTCATGTGCGACTGGTGCTTCGGTTGCATGGAGGAATGTGTGAATGGTCGTAAAAATGCTGGCTCTGGACATTGAGACTGCGAACTACTCGCACGAGATTGGCGGCTGGGGGCAGACGCACCTGTTTGAGCCCACTGTCGTGGCGACGTGGGACGGCGAAAACGGCGTGGTCTACTGCAACGAGCCCGTCACCAAGGCGCTTCCTGAAGGAACGGTCGTCAAGAAGTTGCACCCACAAATCATCGGCGAAGACCTCGCCGAACACGTCAACCAAGGCGGGCTCGTGCTGGGTCACAACCTCAAGAAGTTCGACCTCCCCATCATCCGCGACGCCCTCGACTGCTGGGCAGCGGGCGACATCCTCGCCAAGTCCGACGAGCAGGTCTTCGACACTTCAGCGCTGCTGCGCGCCATCACGGGGCACGCTGTGCCCCTGTCGGACGCTTGCGAGCACACCCTCCAGAAGGGCAAATTGATGACGAGTCATGACGCGCCCATCGAGTGGCGCAAGGGCAACTTCGGCAAGGTCGCCGAATACTGCCTGAAGGATGCAGAACTCACCTACGAACTTTGGCAGCACGGTGTGACGGAAGGCTTCGTGAAAGCCCGCTGTCGCCACACTGGCGAAGTGAAGGAGTTTGAGGTAGACTGGTGATACAGATGAACGAGACAGAGGGGAACACGAGCGCTGTAGTGCATAACATCCGAGCGGCCAAGCGGGCCGTGTCGACGGTGAAAACGACACTGGGGCCGATGGGCATGGACAAGATGATGGTCGACGCAGGCGGGAACGTCATCGTCACCAACGACGGCGCGACCATTCTGCAGCAGTTGGACATCACTCACCCTGCGGCCAAGATGGTCGTCGAGGCTGCCAACACGCAGGAGGACGTCTGCTACGACGGTACGACCAGCACGGTTGTGCTTGCCGGTGAATTGCTGGGCAACAGCGAACTGCTGTTCGGCAAGGGCCTCCACGCGAACATCATTTGTCGTGGCTACCGCAAGGCAGCCGCTTGGGCCGTTGAGCACCTAAACTCGTTGACCGTCGAGGCGCCTCTGAGCAAGATTGCACGGACCTCCATCACGGGAAAGGCGCTGGAGTCCAGCATGGACCACGTTAGCGAACTGTGCGTGACGGCAGCCAAGAACGCCAACGGCGACTACTCCCGCATCCGGGTCCTTTCGCAGCCGGGTGGCTCGCTGGACGACTCGTACTGTTTCCACGGCGTGGTGCTGCACAAGGAGTTCATGCTCCCGGCCATGCCCGACGAGCCTGCGCCCAAGGTGCTGCTCATCAACACGGGTCTTGGCGACGGGAAGAAGGACGACAACGTGCAAATCAGCCTGTCTTCTGCGCAGGAATACCAGCAGTACCGGAAGCAGTCCAGCCGAGACGAGTGGATTCAGAAGGCCACGGACATCATCAGCATCATGCCTGACGGAGGTGCCGTGTTCTGCAGGGACACCGTCAACGAGGTCGTTGCGGCGGCTCTGGCCAACGCCAACATCGCTGTGGTCCACCGCGTGCCAGAAAGCGACATGACGGCTCTGGCTCGACTTCTGGGCACCACCGTGTACCACAGCGTCGAAGACGGTGGGAAGGTGGCTTCTGACGCCCATATCAGGTGCGAAACCATCGGCGACATGCGCTACGTCATCGTCGAGGGCGAAGGCGAAGTGACCACCCTCGTTCTGCGAGGGGCAACCCGACAGACGCTCGACGAGACTGAGCGCGGCTTTGAGGATGCGCTGGGTGTCGTTTGTTTGGCTCACAACAGCGGGAAGACCGTGGCTGGCGGCGGCTCTGCCTACCTCAGCGCGGCCCTCCACCTGCGCGCTCGTGCGGCAGAAGCCGGTGGGCGTGAGCAGATGGCCATTGACGCCTTTGCAGACGCTCTGGAGGGCATCCCTGCCACCATCGCCGAGAACGCCGGTCACGACCCACTGGACACCATCCTGACGCTGCGCAACGAGCACATGCAGGGCAACGGCGATGCTGGGCCGGACATCGAGAATGGCGGTGCTTGCTCCATGGTTGAGGCTGGCGTCTTTGAGCCCCTTGAACTGGTGCGACAGGCTGTGCAGTCAGCCAGTGAAGTGACCATCAGCATCCTCCGCATCGACGACATCATCGGAAAGCGCGGTGAGTGAGATGTGCCACATCTGTAGGGCTGTAGAGGTCCTCGCCGAAGAGGAAGAGTGAACGCGAAGTCGCATAATCACCGCATTTTCTCAGCCCTATTCCTGAGAAACGCGGAGAGGCGTCCGCCTGCTCGTTTCGACACCGGCTCTGCGCGGCGCTTGCGCTCGCCCTTGAATCCCAGTTGTCCGTGAAACCGCACGTAGGAGCAGAAAGGGCACTCGTGTAGCACGGCCAATTCACCGCTGACGTAGCGACCAGAGATACTACGAGGCAGAGCGATGCGTCTGCAGTTCTCACACTCCTGCTTGAGCAGGTCGACCAGTCGCCCCATCAAGCAGCCATCCAAGCCTGTACCTGAGCAAGCGTAGGCGCGGTGCCGAAGCCCGATGAGGGCCAAGCCGAACTGTCGTATGTACCGTTCACTACCAATGGGTAGTCCACGAACTCTTGATGAGTGAGGTTCGTATTGGCAATAATCGCTTCTTCAACTGTACGCATCAAGACACCTTCCTAATCATGCAGTAATTCTGAAAACCGACAGTCGTTGGTGAGTTCTCAAAGCATTCCATTGAAGCGAACGACATGTTCCAATACACAACAGGTGTGATGATATCACCTGCCTGAAGGTCAAGAACTCGCACAAGGGTATTCTGCATTGATGACGAATACGTCATTTGAACGGGACCGAGTTCGGTCGTCGCTCCCCGCGTGACCCACATACGGGTGTAGTTCGTGTAGGACGAAGACCACGCCAAACCCCAACCCGCCGATGCGTTCCTGAACACGATACTCAGAATCATCTCATACGTTCCCGACGCATTGATGGTAATTTGGCCGAGGCCTGCGTTGTATGTAGGGGCAGTTCCGCTTGATGTACGAGTCGTAAAGTTCGTGAGCGTATTCCAAGAAGCCTTCGTACCTGCCGTCATGTTCACGCCGTTGGAGTCAAGGAGTAGCAAATCAGGGGCAGGTGCGCTGGTCAGGTAACCTGCCGCACCGTGGTCACCCCACCCGTAGGCTGCGTTCCAATTGGTGCGCTCGGCTGATGTGGTGACGAGTCCCGAGCCCGCATTGGTGATGGAGGCTGCGGCTGATGCGGTGAACACAGGGTCCGTCTCAGTCACGGACACACCACCTATCGCAGCGTCGATGCCGCTCAGGTGTCCCTCGACGGTGGCTGCTGAGGGCGTGTAGTTCGTTGCACTTGCCGCAGCGGTCACTTGGCTATCGTCGACAGTCAGCGCAGCCTGATGCTGCGTGACGGACGACTGGGTGATGTTGGCATCTGGCACATTCGCCCACGTCACCGACGCAGTCAGGTCGTTCGTTTCCGAAAGCAGGTAGCCCTGAAGGTCTGAAATCTGCGACTCAGTAATCGAAAGAGCCGCTTGGTGCTGCGTCACGTTGCTTTGTGCGATGCGTGCATCAGCAAACGTACCGCTACCGATGGTGCTCGCCGCTTGAGTGCCAGTGTGCGTGGCCCTGTCGCGCAGATTGGCGTCCGTGTCGTTGGCGGTAGCGCCCGCAGCGATTCCGTCCAACTTCGTGTGGTCAGCGTCTGTGAACACGTTGGAGTCCGTAGCCGCCTCCACTGCGGCGCGAATCTCAGCATCCGTCTGGTCAGCAGTTGCGCCGGTCTCGACCCCGGTCAACTTCGTGCGCTCCGCAGCGGTCATCATCACGTTGGTCGTGCCGTCTGCAAGGTCGTCAGCGTCGAGGCTCACTGCTCCAGTCTGAGTGTTCACCGATGCCACTGGAGCAGCAGCGGCCGCACCCGCAGCGTCAACGAAAGCCGAGTCGTTGGTGAGTTCGCTGATGTTGTCGGAAGCGCGGATGACGGCGTTTGTCCCAATCTTGGGGCGGTTGCTCGCACCGCTGTCGAGCCACAAGGTGTTCCCAGCCACACCGCCGGGGTTGGTGGCCTGCGGGTCCAATTCGAGCCCAGTGGGGTCAATCAGGCCAGTAACGGTCAACTTGCCGTCCACCGTCAATTCTCCGGCTGCACTGTCCCACGACAGGTCTGCGTCGCTGGTAAAGCCACCCGCCCCGTCCGACAATTGGACGAGGCCGGAGGCGCCGCTGGCAGAGGGTGGTGAGGCAGAAGATGCGATGACTTGGTGCCAGTCGGTTCCGTCGTAGACGAAACGAGCAGAGTCGCCGACCGCGATGCTGACGTTGATGGGAGTTGCGCCGTGACCACCTACCGTTGGGTCGAAGGTCAGCGTGTGCGCTCCCGCCTTGTGGTAGATGTCCACGATGTGCCCTGCCGGAAAAACCCCATTCGCAGCAATCGTGCGGTTGGCATCGGTAGTGATGACCCAGATGTTCGCTTCGTCGAAGGTGAACGTGATGTCCGCCGACGTCGTGATGTTTTCCAGCCGGTCGGGTCCAAGCACGTGCACCCCAGTCACAGGCGTAGTGTCCAGATTGCCGGGGACGGCTGCCAGAATGACGCCGTGCTTCCCTCCGGCGGTGTCTTCACGGTGCGTCTGCCAAATGGCACCGAACGTGCTGCCCGTCAGGTCACCGTCTTCGGGGGACGAGAAGAAGGCGTCTGGGTTGGTCAGTGCGTTGGAGGCAGCGACGTCGCCAATACCGCCCTTGGTCATGGGCGTCAGGTAGAGAGGACTGTTCCTGAGGAACGTGCGCCGGTCGTGGATGACTGGGCCGCTGAGGCTTGCGGTCACGTTGGCTGAGCCACCTGCCATGGAGTAGCGAATCACGCCCAGCACGGTCGTTTGGTGGTTGAGGTCTGTGTTGCCGGAAATGCTCGGTGTCGACAGGAAGCGGTTCGGAATGAGAGGCGTGCCGCTGGAAGGCGCTGCAGGCGTGCCCATCTCGTACATCACGTGGGCCTCTGGGGTGTTGCGCCCGACGAGGTAGACAACCACGTAGACGTCGCTGTTGGAGCCCGGCACGCTGGGAAGGTCGCCGCTGTGATTAGCCCCTGCCCCAGTGGTCCCCACGATGAACGTCTCGTAGGAGCCCGGACCGTTGGCAAACTGATAGAGGACGCCGTCGAGAACGCAGTAGCCGCCGTAGACTTTGACCTCTCCCTGAGCGGCGCCAATTTGCAGGTAGCCGGGAGTGTTAGCCACCACGCTGTTCCTCAGCGAGTCGCCACGCGCCCCGTCCCCCAGACGCAGGATGCCGTTTCCGTGCAACCCTTCGTAGAGGTTGGTGAGGCTGGGGCTGGTCAGCCCGTCGCCATCGCGCAGGCCTTGCGCATCGCTACCCATGCCGGTAGCGCTGGTGTGTCCTGCGGTCGGATTGGTCAAATGCTCACCTCAATGATAGCCGAGAACTGCACTTCGTTGTTGCTCGTCTTTTCCACGGCGTTGTAGGTGTAGCGCATGAAGTCGGTCGTGTCGGTTGAGTCGGCGGGATTCTTATATCGAATGACCACTTCTCTGAGCGGGCGCGTGAACGTCGTACTGAGAGGCAGGCGGGCTTCGACTATCAACGTGTTGTCGTCAACGACCCTGACGTTTGGGGTCACGACCACCGCTGGGTTGCCGATGCCCCCATCCTGTTGGGTGGCGACTGTGCCGTCGAAGCCGAAGACCACCTCGTTGATGCGGTCGCGCAGCGTCTCAATCAGAAATCTCGTTCCTTCGTTCAGTAGCGGCATATCATCCCCTCCGGCTGTTCATGTAGCGACTGTGCACGGCGCCGATGCGCAGGTGGCTGTTGCCGACCTCTGGTAGCGGTGCTTCGGACAAGACGAACAACTCTTCGTTGTCGTCCATGGCGTGAACGCTGCTGGACTTGATGACGACCGAGGTGGGCGTCACGGATGCCACGTCGATGTGGCCGAGTTTGTTCCCGTTGCGCTTGAACACCTCTTGGTTGTCGGACGTGAACACGGTGTCGGCAGCCACACCGTCAGTGGTGAACGTCGTTGTGCCCGACGCATAGCCGCCACCGTTGTTCACGAGGACGCCTGTGCTTTGAAGCCGGAGCGAACCATTGATGCCGCTCCGGTCGTGTGTCCCGACCGTCAGTCCTACGCCTCGGTTCATGTCCACGCGCTCGGCAATCTGCCACGACACGCGGAACTTGAAGCCAAACGACGTGGAGAACTCCTCGACAGCGAACTGCCTGTTCCGCTCTTCGTTGGCCTCGATATTGCCGCTGACGTCAATCTCCTGAAACCGCTGAAGGACGTCCTCAAGGGACACGCTGACTGAGTTCACATGGAGATTGCTGGTGCGAGCATCGAGGTCAATGTCGCTGCCGAGCACCACGTATCGCTCGTTGTCCGTGCGCGTCTGGTACGACACCATGTCGCCGGGGTGCATATGCGTCGCACCCACGACTTCGGTCAGGACCTTGGAGCCGGTCGCGCTGTTCGCCATCTTGAGCATGCGCTGCCCGATAGCCTTCGCACTGGAGCGCGTCATCGCTGTAGGCGCATGAATGCCACCCGGCACTTCCAGCACCCCTGCCCCCTGACGACCAAAGTCGTCGACCTGCACGACGTTGCTGTGGTTGTTCGCTCGCGCTCGTCCGCGAACGACGACCCTGTTGGGGGCACTGTCGGTGCTGTCGTCGATTTCACCGCCCAGAACCCTGTTCTCAGCCACGAAGAACTCCCGCTCGATGTTTGACTGCGGGAAGTAGCAAAGGTTGCCGTAGCGGTCGCCACGAGGGCTGTAGCCGTCATGCTTGGACAGGTAACGAAGTGCAGTGAACGCCTCGACGCCGTAGAAGTCGCGGGCCAAAAACGTGCCACTGGGCTGCTTTGCTCGCACGCCGTTGATGGACGACGTGTTGGCTTTCGCTACGCGAACTGCAAGGTCAGAAGTTCGCAGCCCCACGCCGACTTTCTGAGCAAAACGAATGGTTTTGTCGGTGAAGCCGATGGCGCTCAGCCCACTGCCTTTCAGATTCTCCAGTCGATAACGGGTGCCCTTGGTGGCCGCCTCAGACTGCGACAGGACGAGTGCTTGGTCGTGATGCTCGGCCCCGACCGCCAAGGCTGGGAGAGGGGTCGAGGTCGTGACTTTGTCCTCGTCGTAGAACAGCGCACCCTCGTAGCGCATGCTATCCGTAGGGTTGTGCAGGATGCGAACCGTGTCCTCTTCCTCGATGAGGCGGTAGCGTCGCTCTGCGGTAGGGACGAAGTCAGATGCAGTCGGCAACTGCGCCGCGAACCCAGCCTTGATGCGGGTGTACTCGGCATGGCGCACCGCGTTGTCGACAAAGCGAGGCTTGCGCACGCGCTTCATCACGGTACTCTGGGCCGCATCAGCGCGCCCAGTCACGGTGTTCTTACCAAGCGCCATGGTGCCTCACTCTCCGCTATGGTCCCCGGTGTTGAAGGAAGTGTCGCCCTTGCTGCCCTTCGGATGCAGCGTTTGGCTGTGCCGTGGCTGCACGCTGTAGTCACCCTCGTCGTCGTCAATAGAGCGGCGGCTTGCGTCAGCGCGGAAGTGCTCCAGCGTGTTCTCAGACATCACCATGCGCGCAACTGGTGAGCGCACGTCAGTCTTGTCGAAGCCTGCGACGTCGACGCCCTGAATCTTGGGACCGTTGCTGTCCGCCGTGGTGGGCGCATCTGGGTCAACGGTGTAGACGGGGGCATACGGTGGGTTGCTCGGCGTCCCTGTGCGTGCGCTGGGAACGTCGCTGGTGAAGAGGCCGTACTTGCCGCCAGCAGTAGCGCGGAAGAAGTTGGACCCTGTCTGAGGACCTGTCGTGTCGACAAACGGTCGGAACATCTGACTGTGGCGGTAGTCCAACCCGTGCGCAGGCCTGTAGATGAACTGGATGGTGCTGTCCGTGTAGTTCACGTTCTCCTTGGTCGGGTCATGGTTTGCATCCTGATAGGGGTTAGAGGAAGAAGAGGCACCCGCCTTGCCCCAGCCTTTGACGTCAAGGACGCCAGCGTGCTTGCTCCACTCCATGACGTAGGTGCCGCCAAGCGGCCACATCGCGTGCGCATCCGAGTGTCGGACCACACCGGACACCGGCTTGTCGGACCAATCGAGTGCGGTCATGTCGAGGTCGTTCAGCGTGCGGCTTCCGACGTTGTGAGCGCCACGCACGTTTGTGCGCTGGCCAACAGCGCGGTCGGTGTGTAGGCTGGCTGCTTCAGTGGACATGACGATGTATTCACGGCTGACGCCGTCGTTCAGTTCAGCGATGGTGTCGACATCAAGGCCAAGGCGCACGTCGTCCCTGCCCACTGGCTCAGCGCCACGAATGTCGGCCGTCACGGTCTCGATGCCCTCTGCGACGTGCGCTGAGGGCTTGAGGAGGCCATCATCGCTGTTGAGGTCGACGCGGTCGCTGATGCCGCGTTCGATTTCACCGGGCTGAGGCGCAGCGTTGCTTGGGCGGACCAGACCGTTGCCGAAGACTGGTTCGGACGTGCTGTGGCTCAGGACGAGGCCTGTGGCGTCGTGGGCTTCGCTGACGTCCATCAGCAGGCTTTCGTTGAAGACAGTGGGCCAGCGCACACCACGCCCATCCCCACGGTCACCCACTCGCAGAGCGCTGGCTGGGTTGAACCAGTCAACGGTGCCCATGTTCGTGGCTGCGTTATTGTCGCTGTTATCGCAGCCGCTGTAGCGGTCGTTCCCGTCTCCGCCGAACAGACCGTGCGCTGCAGGACGATGCGTGACGTTCGTGTCTGCATATGCGTCCTCTGGGTCCCACGAAGGGCGCAGACCGAAGCCACGGACAGGGAAGCGACGCACGTCCTCACCGCGCGTGTTGCCCCACCAATCGACCATGTAGAAGCGGTGAGCCTCAGCCAACTCTTCAACAGCCTGACCCTCAGCGTCGTTGGGGAACAGGCGCGTCGTCGTCGATGTGTTGCGCAGGGTACGAACCGGACAACCGAACGGCCCGGTCATGCGGCGCCCGTCACTGTAGCGAACCTGCCTTCCCAGTTGGTCCTGACCAAGGAGGCTGGACACCTGCGTAATGCGCTCAAGGATGCCCACGTAAAGGGCGTCGAAGTCCTCGTCGGACTCGTCAGCGTCAGCGCCCACGTAATCCCAGCCGCCGGTCTTGGAGTCTTGCTGGATGAGCGGACCATGATAGTACCCGAGCATGGCGTTGCTGTTGGCCACTTCCAGCCATCCACGGACATATGGCGACCAGCGCGGCCTGTTGAACAACTGGCGCACTGCCATGCGGTAGCCGAAGCACCTGTTACGGTCGCTCGGCAGGGCCAGCGTCGCCACACCTGTCGAATCTTGGTAGGTCTCGCAGTCCATGCCGTAGGTGTCGCTGCCCCACCCGATGAGGGCATGGCCGTAGGTTTCCAGACGGCTAACGCCGCCAGCACCACGGCTGCCGCCGGGCCAGAAGCCTGCGAAGTTGTACTTGTTCGCCCCAACGGTGCCACCTTGGTGGTCGAGCGTGCCAGCGCCATCCACCACAGCGTCGATGGCGGTGGCCGTGTAAATGTCGCCCGTGTGGGCTTGACTGCTGGCTGGCGGCGCGACCCACTTCATAGCGAGGCCGAACGGGCCTTTGCTGGCGACGTAGTTGAAATCGTGGTAGTGGATGGTCTCGAAATGCTCAGGGACGTGGTTGTACGGCTTCTTGTCCACAGGCGCATCGGCTGACCCGTCGTTGGTGTAGAATGCACGGCTTTCGTCGTCGCTGTACCACGTGAAGGGTCGCCCAAGGTTGGGGTGCCACATGCACAGGAATGCGTCTGGAGCGTGCAGCGAGTTGGTGTCGCGGCTGCCGTTAGCGTACTGCGGCAAGTTGCGAGTCATGATGCTGGTCGCTGACTTGGTGAACAGTTCGTCACTTGGTCCGTTGTCGTAGGGCCTGCTCAGTCGCAGAACTGTGGACTCGTTGACCAGACCAGTCCAGAACGCAGCACTGCCGACGACGCCCTCGAACGTCGTGCTCGCTCCGAGCGTAGCGTGGGCGAGCGTACCTGTCCGGTTGGTGTAGGTCGCAGTGTAGCGAATGCCGTCCTTCGTGTACTCCAGCACCTCACCGTAGTAAGGGGCCACTGGGAACAGTGCGTTGTCGTCAACCGTGATGGTCTGCGCACCGGAGTCGTTCGCCAGAACGATGCAGTTCGGATTGAGGCTGCGAGCACGCTTATGCGGCTCGTAAATGTCGAGGTAGGTTGTCGGGTAGCCAGCCAGCGTCATTTGAGAGCCGATGGCGCCGTAGCCAACTCGGCAGAACTCGTAGTAGTTGTCCGGCTTGTGCCACTCCAGATGGCGGAACTTCTCTGCTCCAGAGGAAGTGGCCCCGTCCTTGTGCAGGATGCCCCACCACGGGATGGTGAGCGTGCGGCCCGGAGTTGAACTCTGGAACATTCCCGGTCGGTAGGGGAGGCTGCGGCGCGTGAATGCGGGGCTGCTGCTCTCCTGCACACCCATGGGGTTGAACAGAGCCAACGGAGGCAGGTTTGCGAACTGGCTGTTCGCGTCCGGCTCGATGTCGAGCATGACCTCGTTCAGGATGACCTCACAACCGCGCACGTCAGCCATGATGGCTTCGGCCAGAATGAGAGCCACGGCTCCACGCGTGCTCACATCCCGCTCGATGGCGATGACGGTGTTGACCTGTTGCCCCGTCAGTTCTGTGACCTTGGTGCCAGCCTCACTGGGAGCCTTGGCCTCCTCGCTGTGGTTCTTGTGGAAACCCTGCAGTTGCTGCTTGAACACGTTCGGCTGGATGATGATTTGATAAGCACCGACCTCCAGAGGGTCAGGGAAGTGGTTGCCCAGCGTGTAGGTGTTCGCAGCCTCCAGCACCAGCGTATGTCCGCCCTGAGCGTTCACATCGCCAGCGTTAGCGCCAGTGCTCGCCGCCACACCGTAGCCTTCGTACTTGACCTTGGTTTCCGTGAGCAGGGTGAAGGCACCTCCGTGGATGTCGCTGGGTCCAAACGCTGCGGTTGGCGTCGAGAACCAAACGAGTGGGTCGCGTCCGAAGCCCTCTGACTCGATGGTGGCGCCCGAGCCGCTGGTGCGGGTGTTCTCAAGCGAGCCGGTCAAACTCTGGTGCAGAGGGCTGTAGTTGGAACTCTTGCAGGCGTGGTGCAGGTCGTACAGTCGCTGGTAGGCAGGGTGCGCGTAGTGTCCGGGGAGCATAGCCATGGTCGGCGTGACGTAGTGGTGACCCATGCGTGGAATCGGCATTGGGGTCATCTTAGGAGCAGTCATGCGGGAATAGGGCGCGGAAGGTTTGGTCATCGCGCCTGTGGAGGCGGGCAGGTTGTCGTAGACGTCGAACCAGTCCACCTTCTTCATGTCCGGGCTCGCACCACTGTATTCGCTGTGGTCACGTAGGCGGCGCGAAGCGAACATGCGCGTGCTGCCAGCAGGCATGTAGTAGGAGGGCGTGACCTTGAGCCCGCTCTTGCCAGCGACAAAAGAGGCGAAGTCCGGGCTGAACACGACGCCTGTGAACCCATCGGACTTGGTGCCGGTGTAGGATGCCAACACGCCCTTGTCGGTGCTTGGGTCATAGACGCGCAGGAACCAGCGGCCCCCGCTCTGCTCTGACGCATCTGCCCAGACGCTTGCGGCAGGGGTCGAAGCGACTTGGACGGTGGTTTCCTCGTACCCACTGTAGTCCAACTCGTCGACGTCGTAGCGGTGCGTCATGCTCACGCCCATGCGAGTGACGTGGAAGAAGAGGCTGCGGTCGTGTGGTTCGTAGGCAGAGTCGAGTGGAGCGTTGTCCGTGTGGTCGGCCCAACCCTCGCTGGTGGATGCAGGGAACTTGAGGCGGGCGGCGCTCTTCGTGGTCGAAATGTCTGAACTGTCCTGACTGAGATGCTCCCAGCCATTGTTCTCCCACGTCGGCCAGAGGCGTGGTCCGCTGAACTCACGGTCGAACATTTGCCTGATTTGCAGCCCACCTTGAGCAGGGTGCTGCAAGCCACCAGAGCCCATGGTTTCAGTCTGATACGCCTGAATCCGGTCAAATCCGCTGCGCACAATGATGTTCCCCGGAATCTCATCGGCGTTGGGCAATCGAATACGCAGGTTCGGGCTGACCCCTGCCCCTGCCAAAGCGGGCGCCAGTCCCTCGATGTCGCGGTCGCTGACGTGTCGGAAGTCCAGTATGATAGTGCCCAAGGGCGAGCCGCCCTGCAGGTAATGCTCTTGCCCAGTGTCGTCGACCACCAGCATGCTCTGAAACTGCTGCTCCTCGTTGGGAATGAGCAGCGCGTTTCGGATTTCAAGCGGGTGCTGTTCAGCCAACTGCGGGTGCGCCAACTCCTGTGCTTGGATGATTGGGAACATGGCTGCGTTCGTGGATTCAAAGGAGAACCGCACGTTACCAAGCACCTTTTCACCGACGAGGCGGTAGTCGTCGGCTCCCACCTTGCGCTTGACCCATGGCACCATGCCGAGCCCACGAGCACTCAGGGATGGCATCGTGAGGCTACCGCCATCCATGCGCTTCCAGACGACGTGCTCAGGGAGGAAGTTTCGAGCAGCGAGCCGAGCGTCGTAGAAACCGAACAACCCGTTGTGAGGCGAGTCAGTCGTCGAGGCGGTGATGTCGAGGTAATCGTTGTGGTTGTTCACGCCGATGCACTCGACACCGTAGTTGGACGCCTTTTCGTGCGAAGAAGAGTGAGTGACCACACTCTCATCCCAGAACAGGTCGCCGGTAGGGAAGACGCACGCATCAGCGCGAAGCATGTCGCCGTTTTGAATCGTCCTGTGCCATTGAGCGTCAGTCGCTGCTGACCCGCTCGCCGGGTAATTCGACGACTCTGTTGGGACAGAGAACTGCTTGGACACCTGCAATTCAACATGTGGGCCAGCCGTAGCAGGGCCGACGTAGCGGCTTTTGTTATGCACCTTGTCGTCCCATGCTACCGTGCCAGCGTGAGCGATGTTGGTGCTCTGGACCATGTGCAACCAGTCACCCGTGCAACTCACGCCGTCGCGGTCAGCCTTGGCAATCAGCGGCAGTTCACTTTCGTGGGTCACAGCCACGAGGTGGCGACTTGCGAGCCCAGTCACGCAGTAGTCGCCGAAGAACGCTGCGGCAGGCGAATCGACAGAGCCCTTGGGCGAACCGCCAGCAGCGCAGTTCTCAGAAGCCCCGTAGGGCGCGAATCCCAAGAACGGGTGCCAAGCGCCAAGCCCAGCCGGATAGAGGCCGGAGGATTCGATTTGATACGAGTTCAGGTAGGAGTATGCTTCGCCGTGCCAGCCCACTGCACCCGTGGGCCGCGTCCTGTCGACGGCGTCGTGGAAGCCGCTGAAGTGAACCTGCGTCATGTGGTCCCGCGAAGGAGCGTTGACGTTGTTATGGCGGTGAACGCCAGCCTTGGTCCAGACGTAGGCCTTGAAGTCGGTTGTCGGCACGACAGGGTTGCCAGCCTCGTCAACCACATTCGTAGCGCTGGTTCCGGGGGCCACCGCCAACGTGAACGTAGTGTTGGGAGCGCTGACGCTCTGTGAGATGTAGGGAGCGTAGCCAGCCAAGGTCCCGTTCGACACGCGCACCCACCCGTAGTCAGGAAGCGTGGTGGCTGAATTGGTCACCGTCAGCGAGGCCGGTGTCGCACCTGATTCTGCCGTGTACGACACGACGTCAAGTTCGACCCAGCCATACCTGTCTTGGTTGTGAGCGTTCTGCATGCTCGGCATGAACGTCCCGCCAATAGCCTTCAAGGGGTCAGCGCCGGGGAACGTGTTGATGGCGGCGCTCAGGACCGTGGCCAACTCCTCTGCGTTTTGGCAGCGCGTAGCGTCCACGACAACCACGTGACTATCGGTGTCTTGCTGGCGGTCAGCGGCGTAGTAGTCGAGGTACGCTTTCGCCAGCAGCCCCGCAGGTCGGAAGGAAGACGGGTTGTGCTTGGCCAACCCTCCCACGTTCAAGCGGTTGGTTCCCACTGGGTTGGTGGGATTCTTCATTACGTGGTTGTCGAGGAAGTGGCCGCCGGGATGGTAGCCACCGTCCATGTGCCAGACAACGGACGAACGGCGTGTCTTGGGGTGAGTCACGCTACCAACGAATGCCCCTGCAAGGTCTGCGAAGACGTAGGAGAAGGGGTGGTAGTGCTTCGGTAGGTTGGCTGTCGTGACGGCAGAGCCGTCGAAGTAGAACGCCTCGTTGGATGCCTGAGTGTAGGACTTCGTGGCAGAGGCGCTGGTGGACGGGAAGCCCTTGGTGGGCTGCCAATTCATCACGTAGTTGAATCCTTGGCGGTGGTTCTGCTGGAAGAAGGTCGTCATGGGAAGGTGCGCTGTGGCGCTACTGGTGCGGTTGAATCCAGAGTGTTCAGTTCCGTCGCCGTTCGCCAGTTGGTTGGGAAGGAATGAGTCCTTGGTGGGGTCGCCGCCAATGTGGATAGGGACCGCGCTGTAGCCGTTGCCAGCCGTGACGATGTCTGAGCCCTGCGGCTCGTACTGCGAAGCGCTGTGTGGGAAGGCTTGGCCCGGCCCGAACACCATGTAGGTGGTGTGGTCGGTCGTGCTGCCCTCAGGGGTGTAGCGTGCGTGAGGATGTGCGAAGCGTAGGATGAGGGGAGTGGGCACGTTCGCATGCACCGAATTGGTGCCGTCTGTGTAGGTGAGTCCAGTGACCTTGGTGTTCGCACCCTTGGCCATGTCGAAGGAAAGCATGGCGTCTTGGTTGAAGTACGGAGGGTTGTTCTGGCCACGGTGCTGGTCAAGGTAAGGCGTGCCGGGGAACATCGCCAGCATCGCGTTGGTGTCGATGAGCGCGTAAGAGCCAGCCAGTTCCCCGACGTTTTGCAGCCCGGCAGAGCCCGTGGGACCAGACGAGTAGGGGTGCGTGTAGAAGTCACTGTAGTCGTTCTGCGTACCGTCGTTGATGTCGACCACTGCACCGGAGAAGCCGCCGCCGAAGTAGAGCGGAACCCAGTGGTCTGGACTGTCGCGCCCGCCTCGGAAATAGAGGAAGGGGCTGGATTGCTTGCTCCCTGCCCGACGAATGCCATCTGTTTCGATAGCGCCGCGTAGACCGCTTAGGCGTTTGAACAGCACTTCGTCGGCGCCCAGATGGAACCCACTGGATTTCCCAACGTCGGGGTCGTACTCAAGGTAGTAGACGCTGGTGCTCGCGCCCGGTTCACTTCTG